GCATGATCAAGTTGAGGATAGTAATTATCTAACCTCCATTTGTCAAGCCCGCGATACCCCTCAGCTACTGCTCCCGGACCATGTCGGCCAGGGAGATCAAGAACGGTGGATGGACAAGGTCCAAGTACGCGTGTACAGATAGCTCTCAGGCTATCTAAGTCGAATTTAGTAAGAGCATGTGTCTTTTGCGCGGAAATCCGCGCAAAGGCACTATCTTTTACTTCCTCCGACGGCGTAATGGATTTACTCTTCCAAAAGAGCCGGTAAGCTTGCCTAAGGTCTTTAACAAGGCCAGGGCTTGCGTCGGGGTCAACGACCAATCCGCAAAGATTGATCGTGTAACCCGGGCCGCTCCAATGAATGAGGTCCAATTCATATGACGAAATAAGGGATATAATTTCCTTAAGATTGTCTCCATATAAACATCCTCTGTAAATAGCTCTAAGTGAACTATATACAGGCTTGAGCTGTCGTTGTGATATCGTGTATTTCTCACGAATATCAGATAGTACGCTCGTTACTAGCCCGTGTATGGGACAGGTTTCCTCCGGCGGAGCCGGGTATCGTTTAGAACGATGCATAGGTAATCCTCCTAGCGGCCTACATAAGCCACAAAAAGCGTATTACGGTGTAATACCGTCGATTAACTTCGCATAAGAACCAGCTGAATCCAGATAGTTCTTAGCGTATGCCCATAGATCAGCCATTACCGTGTCATTGACTAAGTCATGACGAGGAACGCTGATTTGGACAGACACAACCGCAGTTACGGTACCGTAGTCTGCACTAGTCTTAGTCTGAAAGACTTTGATTAGATGACGATCGGTACCTAGCTGGCCAGCGGGCTTTACTGTATGTTGTACAGAGAAGCCTAATGGAAAAGCTAGGGATGTGTCGGGATCGACGTACGTTGAAAGACCATTTGATTGGTCTCTTAACAAGAACGTATTGTTCGCAGCAGCCGAATCGGCTAGTGTGACGCTTGATGTGGACATGAGGGCCTCCTATGATAGGGTGGTTGATGTAACGGTACTGAGCACATTATACTTTCTGTATAACTACCTCAGCACCACGAAGCATTTGTGTCGCCGAGCAACCAGTCAATTCTAAAGAATTTAGAATGGAACTGCTTGTCCAATCGACACCACCACGCGTGTACCGTTGGCATTTAAGGGAAAACTCCCCTAAAGACCAGTCGGAGAAGTACGTTGCGGGACCCACGACAAGTGGAATTCCATAACGTATTGCTTCGCTCTTGTGCGATACATTCATTCCTAGTATTCGAGTGTAATTACGATTAAAGGTGCCAGTTACTGCGTCTCTTTCAAGACGTTCAATAGCGTCACCTATATTGTAAAACCAATCGACTACGAATGAGAAGGGAACGAGTTCCCAAGCAACGGAAGCGATATTTGTGAAACCAAAGTACCCTAATATATTTAGGGTAACATTTGAATCACTAATATCGTATGACGCTGCGCATCGCGCTG